ATTTAATGGCAAAAGAAGAAGGTAAAGTGATTGGCGTTTTGCCTTCCTTTGCTATCAAAGGAAAATATGGGACTGTTCTGAACAGCATGCCTTGGTTTGGTAGTAATCCAGGAATATATGCAGATAATATTGAAGCCAGAACTCTTTTAATTGATGCATTTTATAAAATGGGAAAATGGCTCGATTGTATTTCGGCTACTTTCATATCCAAGCCAGTCAAAGTTGCATATAATATGGAAGGTTTTCTATTTGATGAAAGGATTGGAATGGTAACTGAATTGGATCAGTCTCTTATGGTCAAATTCCATTCCAAGACTCGCAATCAGATTAGGAAATCTTATCTACAGAATTGGTTCCAAGTAGCAGATGTTCATAATGCAAAAGATATTATGGTATGGTTGGCTCTTGTTCATCAAGAAAATATGAAAGCAGTTGGTGCGCCAGTTAAATGTAGAGAATTTGATGTTTTGCTCGATAATTTTAAGTTGGGAACAGATTACCGATTGTATTTTGCAAAGGACAAAGAGACCAGAGAAGTTTCAGCAGCTCTTCTTTTGAAATATTACAACAAGACAGTTGATTATATGACTCCAGCAATTAATTCAGAGTATCGAGATAAATGCCCATTACATATTTTAATATTTGAAGCAATGAAAGATGCTGCCCAGAGAGGAATTAAATATTGGAATTGGGGTGGGACTACTTTGCCTGGAATGGAAGGCATTTATCATTTTAAAAAGAGATTTGGAGCAGATGAATTTAAATATTTTTATCACACAAAAATATATGATAGATTTCCTTGGCAAGTAACCAAAGAGGAGTGGTTGAAAGAATATAAATATTTTTTTGTGATACCATTTAAGGAGTTGAGAGTGATGAAAGGAAAATAAATAAAGAAATTTAAGGAGAGGAAATGAAAATACTTATAACAGGCGGGAGAGGTTTTATTGCAAGATATCTTGCCAGAATGATGGTGGAGAAAGGCTGGCATGTAGCTGCTCCGGGCAGAGAAGAACTCGATGTTAGAAATCGATATCATTTTGAAAGATTTAATAATATTGATTATGACGCTGTGATTCATTTGGCTTCTTTATTGATGATTGACGGATATGACTCAGATCAATATTTTTTGACCAATGCCACTGGCACTTTTAATGTGCTGGAATTTTGCCGACAGAATAAGATACCAAAAATTGTTTATGCTATGACTCATTCAGATGTAAACAAATGTGGCAATTATTTGATTGATGAATATACAGAACAGCATTTTGGGACAAATTCTTTTGAGCATAATGCCATCCCTTTTATATCTTCAAAGATTGCAGCAGCAGATATGGTGGCGGCTTATCACAGAGAAAAAGTTTTGCAAGGAATTATATTAAGACTGGCCAATATCAGAGGATATGGTAGTCGGGATGAAAGATATGGATGTGTCTTTCATCAATTTATTCAAAAAGCAATTAAAGGAGAAGATATAGAAATCTGGGGAGATCCTCCTAAAACAGTCCGTGACTTGATTTACATCAAAGATATTTGCAATGCTTTCATTGCAGCAGTCGAATCTGATACAGCTTATGGTTATTATAATATTGGATCTGGGAAAGGGATGACAATTGTAGATGAAGCAAAGGCAGTTATAGATGTTTTTTCTACTTTTAGAGAATCTAAATCTAAATTGGTTTATAAACCAGAGATTGAAGAAGTAAGGAAGATTTCTTGCGTATTTGATATTGATCGAGCTAAAAAAGACTTGGGCTGGGAGCCAAAATATTCTCAGATTGAAGGATTGGAAGATTATAAAAGAGAGATGGGAGAGGATGATGATAAATGAAATTGCAATAACTTTTGATACAGATTGGGCATCGGATTATATTATTGATAAAACGATGAGAATGGTTCTTAAAGAAGGAATCAAATCTACATGGTTTATCACTCATGACTCCCTAGCTATCCGTGAGCTTATGAAGCATTGCGATCTGATAGAGATAGGGCTTCATCCAAATTTTCAAAAAGAGTCTACCCAAGGCAAAAGTCCACTTGAGATAATTAATGGACTAAGAACAATAGCTCCGATGGCAAAATGTATTAGGTCACATGCAATGGTTTATTCAGCTTCTATTGCTCAAGTATTTGCTGAGCTTGGATTTGAAATAGATAGCTCACAGTATTTGGCAGAGATGGAAAATATTTCTCCGATGAGGATAAAATATAATAGTGGAGCTAAAATAACTAGGATGCCTTATTTCTGGTGTGATGATGGATATTTTTTCAAAAAACCAGAAGATAGATATTTATTTATCAATTTTGCTAGAATGCCTGGGCTTAAAATATTTTGTTTTCACCCAACTCATGTTGTGCTTAATACAAATTCGTTAGGACAATATATTAAATTTCGGGAAATGGTTTCTTCTAAAGAGACAGCTTTGACTCCTGGTGTAATGAGTTTAGCTAAAAAAGAAGCTACAGCACTCAAAGGTTGCATAAATAATTGTCCTGAAGGAACTGCACTTGCTTTGTTTCAATTAATTTATAATGAATTTTTTACGAAGCCTAAATTTCTATCCGAGATAAACGAGGAGTTCTTATGCCAAGTCAAATAACATTTCAAGATAAACTTGGATGGGCAGAACATCTGATTGACAAATATAAATTAGATTTGTCTGGGCTAACTGTATTCACAGAATTGGTTACAGGTAATTATTTTTTTACTTCTTTGATTGCTTCGATGGCTGGAGCAAAAGTTATTGCTGTGTTTAAAAATGAAATGTTGGCTGATTATATTTTAATGAGAGAAGAAACTGATATTCTACAAAGAGGCAAAATTGAAACTACAGATGATAAATATGCTATTGCAAGTGCAGATATAATCACTAATAGTGGCCATGTCCGACCAATTACAGAGCAAGATATTTTTCAGATGAAAAAGACAGCAGTTATTGCAGCGATGATGATGCCAGATCAGATGAGACAGGAAGATATTGATTTGTCAGCTTGTTGTGATAACGGGATAATGGTTGTAGGCACAGATGAAGGAGCAATTGGGGTTCTTGATTCAATTGGCTATAAAATATTGAAAGTCCTTTTTGATAATGGCTTGTCTGTTTGGAATGATAGATATTTACTTTTCGCGTCAGGGAAGATTGGAGATATAATTAAAAACTGTTTCGATAAATTTGCGGTTAGTGTTCAAAGAGTAAGTAATCCTCAGTTATTTGATGCAATAGTGGAAGGCAAAAATATTGGAGAATATGATGCCATTATTATGGCTGAATATTTTTTTAAAGACAAAATTGATTTTTCTTTTGTTGATAAAAGATATAAAATTATAAATATTAGAAATGGCGATACATATATCACAGGCGATTATTTATCCCATAAAGTTACATTTGAATTGACTGTTGCCAGTTTAAAAGTGGCAGAGATAGCAGCAAGGCAGAGAATAGAAGGGTCTTCTATTGAAGAAGCAGAAACTCATCTGCGAACCAATTGTAAATTTTATTTCAAGATTTAAAAAGGGAGGGTTCGAATTATGTTAGGTAAAAATAAGAAGGATGTTTATCCGGATACGACGAGTGCAGAATACAGCAAATACATAAATAAGTGGATTAAAATAGAAACGATTATGGGGGGAGAAGACTACATTAAGGAAGCTGGGAAAAGATATTTGCCAATACTTTCTGGTCAGAATGATCTTGATTACAGAGAATACATCGAAAGAGGAACTTTCTATAACGCGACAAAAAGGACTTCGATTGGTTTGACTGGAACTATAATGAGGAAAGAACCTCAAATAGAATGCCCTCCTCTGGTTAACCGAATTCTTGACAAAGTTGGCTCTGAAAAGCAATCTATCCAAGAGATTGTAAGATTGGTTGTTCAAAACATAATTGATTATGGTTACTATGGAATTCTTGTCGATGCTCCAACAATTACAGAGGAAGAAATTTTTGCTGGCAAGCCTAGTGGACAGCCTTATATGGCTTTGTATTCTCCTGGGACAATTTTGAATCACAGAATAACTTTTATTGATGGCAAAAATAAATTATCGATGGTTTCTTTGGCTGAAAAGGAAACATTTGTTGATCCTGATAATTTTTTTAATACACTCTCAAAAGATGTGGTGAGAGTTCTGCAATTAGATAAAAATGGAATTCTTTTTATACAGCTTTTTGAGAAGACAGAAGGAAAGGAAGGAGCGAGCTGGCAACAAGTAGGGAAAGACATTTATCCTCAAGTTATGGGCAAGAAATGGACAGAAATTCCTTTTGTTTTTTTTGGATCAGTATCCAACACTCCTTTCCCTGATGAGCCATTATTGATGGATTTGGCAAATTTGAATCTTGCTCATTGGAGAGTCACAGTTGATTATTACCATGGTTTGCATTATTGCGGAATGCCTACTCCTTGGGCGGCGGGATTTGGATCAGATGCTCAATTGCGTCTTGGCGGCAAGACTGCCTGGGTAAGTGATGATCCAAATGCAAGGTGTGGTTATTTGGAGTTGACTGGAAAAAGTATTGAAACAATCAAGGTAGCTCTTAATGATTTAGAAAAACAAATGGCAGTAATCGGTGGTAGATGGCTAGAGCAGCAGAAGAAAGCTGCTGAAGCTGCTGAAACTGTTTCCATGCATTATTCAGGAGACACTGCTACATTGTCGACAGTAGTTACTTCTGCTGAGCAAGGATTAAGGAAAGCGATTAATTATCTTTCTAGATGGTTAGGACAGAAAGAAAATGCTGAAGTTAAATTGAACAGGGATTTTGTTTCTGGAAAGATGTCTGCTCAAGATATCACAGCTTTGTTACAAGCTTTACAGGCAGGTAAGATTTCTATTGACACCTTTTTATATAATTTACAGCGCGGAGAAATTTTGCCAGAGATGAGAACAATTGAAGATGAAAAATTATTGATTGCCTCTTCAGGGAATGATGAATTTGAGAATAGAGAGTAATCAAATGGCTAAAAACATTCCGACAAAGATATTTGATTCTGTTTTAAAAGATCAAACTTATCTCGATCAATATGGCATCGGGTTAAATCGACAGATTCAAAAATTATTAAAAAAGGTTCAAGACGAAATAACTGGGGTCATTGCTAAGAATGATCCAACTTCTCCGCTCCTTACTAAATGGAAACAAGCTAGATTGAAAAAGCTTGATGATGAAATTTCTGTTTTGCTGGAAGATTCTTATAAGAATATAAATCTTCTGACCAAGACAGAGCTGGTAAAAATGGGAAAGCTGCAAGTGAAGAGAACAGCTAATTCTTTTAACAAGGCGGTTGGTGTTAACATATTCGATGTTGCTCTTGATAAGAATACGATCAAGTCTATTGTTAATAATACAATGATCGATGGCAAAGTAATTGGTGATTGGTGGAAAGGACAAAGAGATAAGTTGGGTGATAGAATTAGCCAAGCAATGGCGAAATCAACTCAGGCTTTGCAGATAGGGATGGTGCAAGGAGAAACAGTTGGAGGTTTAATTACCAGGATAAGGGGAACAGCTTTGACTCCTGGTGTAATGAGTTTAGCTAAAAAAGAAGCTACAGCACTTGTGCGTACTAGCGTTATGCAGGTGGCTAATGGTGCCAGGCAAGAACTTTACAAAGAAAATGCAGATGTGCTTGAAGGGGTAGAGTTTGTAGCTACTTTGGATAATCGAACAACTCCTTTGTGTCGTTCGATTGATGGATTAAGATATGATATGGAATATAATCCTAATGGGCATAGCAGATCTTGGCCTGGCAGCCCGCCTTTGCATTGGCAGTGCCGTACAACTCTTTGCCCAATTCCTCTATCATATAGTAAACTGGCTGGTGCAAATTCGCCATTGACAAACAAGCAAATAAGAGAATTAGATAAGATGCCTCCCGGTGTACGCAGTACTCTTAATGGAGATATCCCAACGAATATGACTTATGGTAGTTGGCTGAAGACATTGTCAGCAGCAGAACAAAAGGATATTCTTGGGGCTGGCCGATATAAACTTTATTCAGAAAATAAACTTGATATGGCAGATTTAGTTAATAACTCTGGGAAGCCTTTGACATTGGAGCAATTAAGAGCAAAACTCAGTTAAAAAATAATCTGAAAATACTGTAAAATATATCTTTGTAATTTCCAAACAATCAGTTATACTATTTATGGAAAGAGAAATTCTAGGAGCGGAGGGTAGTTTAGATATGGCGGCTTTGAAACTGGTAGTGGATAGCCTGGAAGGAATGGATACTGTTATTCAGTCTTTTTATAAACAAGGATCTGATAACAAATTCTATTTGGACAAAGAAGAAGATATTGAAGTTAAGAAGAAAGTCGATGAGTTTCGGGAAAACAATATCAATTTGATGAAAGAGAGAGACGATCTTTTATTGAAAATGAAAGATATTGATCCTGTCAAATATGCTGAAATGCAGAAACAGCTTGAGGCATTGGGAGATAAAAAACTTATTGATGCGGGCAAAATTGATGAGGTTGTTGCCCAAAGGACAGAGCGATTGAGGGCAGATGCTAATGCTCAGCAAGAGAAATTAACTCTTGCTAATAAAAAGCTTACAGAAGAATTGGCTAAGACTAATTTTCGTTTATCAGAGGTTCTGATAGATGCTGAAATTACAAAAGCTGTTACAGCAATTGGTATGCCCCGAAAAGGAGCGATGCAGGACATCCTTGCTCGCGCTAAACTAACTTGGAAACTTGAAGATGGTAAGCCTGTTCCAATGGAATCGGATCATATTCTTTATGGGAAGGATGGTAAATCTCCAATGTCTTTTGAGGAATATGCTCAGGCTGTGGCTGAGACAGCTCCTTTCTTGTTTGAGCCAACAGGTGGTGGTGGTGGTCATGGTGGCGCTGGTGATGGAGGAGAAAATAGAGATACAGATAAAAAACTTATTGATTTGCCGCCAGATGAGAGACTAAGAAAGATCCATGAAGAAACTGCTTTGAAATTAGCGAGAGAAGCGCGGAAATAGGAGAAAATAAAATAAGACTCGGAGAGTCTTGAATTAAGTTTTAAAAAAATTAGTTGATGTCGGTGACTAAAACGAAATCCCGGAGGGATTTAATTTCTTAGGAAGTTATTTCTTGCCGGGATTTTTATTTGGGCAAGAGATAGAAAAATGGAATTTAAAATTTGAGGAGGTATAGGTACAATGGCTTTAACATTAATTGAAAGCGCCAAGATAGCTCTTGGCAAAGACGAAACAGTTCTCCAAGGTACAATTATGGAATTGTTTGCCAAAGGTTCAGATGTAATGCAGTTTATGCCGTTCGAGGACATTGCTGGTAATGCATTAAAATTTGATCGGGAGAAAATGCTTCCTGGTGTTGCTTTCAGAGGGGTTAATGAAGCATACTCTGAAAGTACTGGTGAGGTCGAGAAAGTAATTGAATCTCTGGCAATTGCTGGTGGCGATCTTGATGTTGATATTTTCCTGGTAAAAACTGGGGGTGCTAATCAGCGTTCTGTTCAGGAGCAGCTGAAAATTAAAGCTCTTAGTTTGAATATTACCAAACAGATTATAAAAGGCTCGATTATTACTGATCCAAAAGGCTTTGATGGTTTACAGGTTCGGTGCACTGGAGATCAGTTAATTGCATCAGGTGCAGCTGCGACTAATTCTGTTCTTACTCTGACAAAATTGGATGAGTTAATTGACTCTGTTGAAGATCCGACTCATCTTATCATGAATAAAACTTTTCGTCGGAGACTTACAGCAGCTTTCCGTACTTCATCTATCAGCGGTGCTGTTACTTATGATGTTGATGCGTTTGGCCGGAGAATAGCAAAATACAATGACTTGCCAATTCTGATTTGTGATAAGGACGAAGATAATCAAAACATTCTTCCTTTTTCTGAAGTTGGTAATGGGACTACTGTTTGCAGTTCCATTTATTGTACTTCTTTTGCAGCTCAGGGAGTTGTTGGTTTGCAGAATGCTCCAATGGATGTGCGTGATCTTGGTGAACAGCAATCGAAGCCGGTCGTGAGAACTAGAGTTGAATGGTATGTGACTGTTGGAATTTTACGCCCAAGAGCAGTTGCCAGACTCTGGAGTCTTATTGATGGTGCTGTGTCTGCGTAGCTTGCTTCTGTTAAAGGAGCAGGAAGAAAAGAAGAAGTAACAAAAAATAAATTTGGAGGACATTTACAATGTTGGATAATAGAAAAGTAATAATCGATGACGAGTGTAAAATTGCCGACACTGGTAGCACTCACATCACTGCAACCGCTGCTGCGACAATTGACGGAGTTGCCAAGACTTTTGATACAGGTGGGGGATATACTCCGGGCATGTTGGCAATTGATATT